GTTTGACAGGCTGCAGCCCGATCAAGCATGGAGTCAAAGGCGAAGGCGACACCAGCAAGAGCTGCTCGAAAACCAAGCAACTTTATTTGGATGAGACCTTCAATAATTTATTCCGGACAGCAGTGGGGGCGCATCCTGAGTGACCGTGATTGCTCCACCAGACCAATAAGCCATGCCCCTGAAAATCGAGGCCATGTCCTGCACCACCTTGTAGGCCTGCTCGCGGCTTTGCAGATACAGATTGCAGGTAAATCGCGGCTCATAGCCACCCAGTCCATTGGGCACGAGTTCGTCACAGTAACGCGCCACCCGGTACAGCGCCCACTTATCCACCTGCGACTCGGGAATGAAACTGCCCAGACCGTAGCGGGTATTGGTCACCAGGTCATAAAAGCACCAGGCAGGGTTGTCTGTCCACGCCACCTTGAAGGTGCCGTCCCAGATGCCGCTGTACGACCGGGTCTCGGGAGAGTAATTCGAGGGGATGCGAACGCGCAGGAGCTTGAGGTCATAGCTGCGCCTTGGAATCGAGGTGAACTGAGAGGCATCTACCCGCAAGGCCATCAATGCGCTGTTGGGGTAACGCAGCTTGCTTTCGATTACCTCGGTATACGAGTCCAGAAATGTTTTGTTTTGCAGGCTGGTCTGCGTCGAGTCGGCCGTGATGCGGCGCAGGCGCACATCCCAAGGACCAGCGCCAATGAGCGGGACGTAGTAGCTGCGCTGGTACCGCGAAGTGGTTTTGCCAGAGACCGTGTCGGAGACCACCTGCACATACCCGGCTCCCCGCGCCTGCACGTCGATCGCGTAGCTGACCGAAGTGCCGTTCAGGTCACCGTTGGTGGTGTCTTGAAGCGTGAGCGTCGGTATGCTGACCTTGATGCGCACGGCATCCACGTCAGGGTCAGTGATGGAGCGCACCACCGGCTGATTGGCCTTGCACTCCACCCCAACAGCCACTTCGTTTTCCACAGCGGAGAAGCCGGGGATGTAGCTTTGTTGCTGGGTGCCAGGGCGGGTTTCGAGCGTGACCCCTGTGAAGTTGTAGCTGCCGTCCGGATTCTGGATCGGGGTGTCGTCTAGGTAGACGGATTGCAGGTCAGCGGCCAACCCCTCGATTTCGCCCTCGCAGACGAGGTCAACCACGCGTGCATAGGCTTTAGAGCGCAGGCTGTCGGGCGCTTCCTGAGCCACGCGAGCGCTGCCGCCACCACCTTTGCCACCGCCACCGGCGCCAATGATCAGAGAAGTGCTCTGGGTGCTCATGCTGCGATTTCATCCACATCAATGCCCGCGCTGATCACGGCCGAACCGACAATGAGTCGGCCGTAACCCACAGGTACGGGATGGCCCTGCGCCGTGGTGTTGACGGCCCCGTTGAACACATAACTGGGCTGATTGCCTGGCCGCTCAGAGGGATCCTGCGCTTTGGCGGTGGGGGCAATCATCTGTGCCACACCGCCCAGGATCATGGATGTGCCCACCGAATACAGAGTGACCTGCGACAGGAAAGAGCCTGCTGCGGCCCAGCCCATCGGGTTCCACCAGGACACGGCGATCAGGGCAGCGCCCAGCAGGATCTGACCCAACCCGTTGCCACCGGCCCCGGACACGACCGGCGCGATGGTGATGCGCTGTCGGCCACTGGGCTCGTGTAGGCGATCAAGGCTCAGGGCTTCCCTTCCAGCCAGCACCCGGTAGCCCACTCCTCGCTCACCCGAAGCGACCAGCTCCCGTTCGAAACCGGGGAAGTTGGCACAAAGGGCGCGCACGGTCTCAGCCGCCGAGGTCACCGCCATCCTGTGCCGACGCCCGAAGCGCTTGCCCAGTTCACCGAGAAGAAGGATCGTGACCATGCTGGTGTTCATGCAGAAGTTCCTGCAAGAGTTGATGTCTCAGGGTGTGGGTGGTGATCTTTTGCCAATAGCCGCCATAGACATCGCGGCTGGAGAGCCTGCCCTGCAGGTGGTGCAGGATGAGCCCATCGCCCAGGTAAATGGCGGCGTGGTTGGGCACGGACGATGCGACCTGCATCAGCAGGACATCACCCAAATTCATTTCAGCTGGCTCCACCACATGAAAGCCTGCGCCAGCGAAGTTGTCCAGGTACAGGTTTTCACCGCGCTTCCACCACTCATCAAAGCGGGTGAAATCCGGCAGATCAATGCCGCGCTCCTGGTCGTACCAATCTCGAATCAAGGAGTAGCAGTCGAGCACACCGTGCGACCACTCGCGCCCGACCAGCGGAGCGGCATAGCCTTGCGGGAGCAACTCGGTCCACTGCACGGAGGGAAAACTCGCGATGAACCAGGGCAGCGCCGTGGCTTCGCATGCCACTCGGTCCGCCTGGCTGGGCTCAGGACTCAAATTGGGGTGTGAGTGAAACACCCCCACGATCTCGCCAAGCTGGTCGGCGCGCACATAGTCTTCGGGGTGGATCACGAACTGGTCGGTTCCCACGCCAATGTTGCGGCAAGGGGCATAGGTCTCCCTGCCCTTGTGAATGACGAGCAGGCCACAGGCTTCCCGGGGAAACTCCCGAGCAGCATGGGCCAGCGCCAGCGTCTGGTTGGCCTCGAGCATCACCGGATCAACCCCGCTGCAGGAAACCCGCCAAAGGGCAACTCAGCATTCACGCCAAAGCGTTTCTGACAGGACGCCAGGCGTTTGCCACAGGCATCCTGCGCGCGGGAGCTGACGGTTTCATCGTTAGTGTTGAAGTACACGGTACCGGTGTAGCCGCATTCGGCACCTTGGTACTGCCAGGGACAGACGTTTTGCACGATCTGGCGCCGGGGCAATGACACCCCTTCCAGATCAAAGGCGGCGGCCAACTCGAACTCGACCACATCCCGGGTTTCCCGGGACTTGCGGTCAATGAAATACACGTCGTCAGCGAATTCAGCGGTAGCGTCCGCTGTCGGGTTAGACCCAGAGGAAAAGTTCACCGCATCCAGGTATTTCAGGAGCGTGCGCTTTCTGGTGACTTTGGCCCCCACCAGGTCCTGGTAGGACAGGATGAGTGCGGTGATGCTGCCTGTGACATTGGCCACCTTGAGTTTGGGACGCGGCACCTGGCCGTTGCCGTTGAACTCGAACCCTTCGGCTTGAATCGGAAACGGCTCGTAGGTGTTGCCCTGCCAGACCACTTGCTGACGCAGCTCATTGGTACCGGCATGAAACCTCACCACCCCCTCGTTGAACAGCGACAGGTCGAGCACGAAGAGCTCGATGACTGCGCTCGGGGCCAGTTTCTGAATTTCTGAAGTGATCGCTTGGCTGGTCATGACATATCAAACACCTGCCTGAACGTGGCACGGATGTTTTCCAGATTGGGTTCTTCGATGCTGCGGCTCCACTCCTCACAGAGGAACTTTCCAGCAATGCCGCTCGGAGTGGTCCAGTCAAAGGACTGGACTGCCCCTCTGGCACGCAGAAAGTTGTCGATCGCAGCGGCATCAGCCGTGGACTTGCCCCGAAATTCGAGCGACCAGATCTCAGGCTGGGTGTTGATGCCATAGGCCAGACGCTGCTCGTACCCGTCCCCAAAGGAGACCTTACGGACATTGGGTTTGAGGGTGAGGGACGCCCCAATCGAGGCGATCCATATGAATGTCGCCATAAAAATCCTTCAATGCATCACTGCCGACGCGGGTCCAGCAGACCACCGGCCCGCTTTTGGTTGAGCAGCTCCTGCCGCACCGCGCTGGAAATCGCCCGCCCCAGGTCTTTGCCCTGCCCTGCGCTGCTGGTCACCCCACCCTCGGCCACATTCACCGAGATGTTGAACACATCGCCGCCCCCAGATGAGGACTGGTTCATGGTGACGGGGATCGAGCGGCCATCGGGCAGCGGTACATAGGCCTCTGCCATGGAACCCTCGCCAAAGACCGCCAGCTGAGGCGTGGTGGCCACCCCGCCACTGGCATAGGCACGCAGCGGCAGGGGGCCCGATGAGGTCATCACACCGCCATCAGCAAAGCCAAACAGACTGCCCAGCGCCTTGGCCATGGGCAGCGTGATGGCACGCTGGATCTGGATGCGGATCAGGTCCGAGATGATGGAGGTGGCCAGCGACTTGAAGTCCAACTTGCCGGTCATCACGAAGTTGGTGAGCGCATCGGTCATCCCATTGAAGGCCTTGGTGGTCACCGCCTCCATCTGCTTGCCCACCTGCTCGGTTTCTTCACCCAGGGTGCGAAGCGCCTTGGAGAACCCAGCACCGGGATCTGACAACTCAAGGGCCCGCTGCCCCAGTAAGGCCGCTCCATCAGCCGCCTGACGGGCCGCCTCCTCGATGCGCCGAAACGATTCGGCCAACTTGTCATTGCCCGGGGTGGCTTCCACCATTTCCCGGGCCTTGGCTGCGAAATCCGCCAGCTCATCGGCGCTGGAGCGCCTGGCAGCGGACAGACGTTTCAGCGCATCAATCTCGCTGATCGATCCAGTCTCCCGAAGGACCTTGATCTGCTCTTCACTCGATCGCAGCTGACCCTGGCTCCTGGCCACCTGCTCCTGCAGGTCTTTGAGTGTTTCACCCGGCAGCTTGATTTCACGCTCGAGGTTGGACTGCTGTGCTTCACGCTCGAGCTTTTCTCGGCGCAGGGTGATTTCCGAGAGCTTGTCCTGGAGCTTCAATTTGTCCTGGGCTGTCTTGGCCACGGTGGCCAGTCCACGCTTCAAGATAGACTCTTCCTGCGCATACAACTCGCCCAGGCGATCTGTGAATTCCTGCTGGGCGTTCAGCCGGGCCTCACTGGCCTCCTTGTAGCTGATGTAACCCTGCCCCTCGTAGAGGTCGATGATCTTTTGCCGGTCCTTGAGAAGGCCCGTTTCTAGATCGGTCAACCCCTGCAGCTGCTTGATGTCGCTTTCGATTTTGGCCATGGCCGCTGCGGTGAGCGCGCCAGTGGCCGAGTTGTAGTTCAGCTTGGGCTTGGCGGCTTCACCGGCCGCTTCGGTCTCGCCCCGGTTGATAGCATCAAAGCGCTCCTTGACCGTATCGGCCAGGAGGGGCATCTTCCAGAGGTCAACGTAGGTCTGATTGGCCTTTTCGACAATCGCATTGCGTTTCTCTAGTGCGGTCTTGAGGGTGGCCTGGTTCTCCTCGGAAAACGGGTTCAGTCCCTTGCCACCAGCGAGGAAAGTGCCGAGCAATTCGATGTCTGCCCAGACTGCCTCGAAGCTGCCCATGACCGCCTTGGCCATCTGGATCACACCACGCAGCGCATCGATCACGGTGGCAATGCCATACGCTGTGTCCTGAGCCCAGGTCTTGAGCGTGCCATCGTCTCGCAGCTTGACCATAGCCTCAGCCGTGTTGTGCGTGCCCAGCATCACCGCCTTGAGCTCACCCACCAACTCTTCAAGAGCAGGAAGCGCGGCAGTGACGATGGTCTGAGCGACAAAGTTGTGCTCGGCCCGCATGCGGCCCAGCGCCTTCGATGCCTTCTCGGCAGATTCGATCTCAGCCTCAGTAAGCCGGATGTTCAGGTCCTGGTTGGCGGCCAGGTCCTTGAGGAAGGGCAGCAGCCCCGCTCCAGACTTGCCAAACAGTTCAAGCGCAATGGCTGTCTTGCCTGCTCCGTCCTCGAAATTGGACAGTTTCAAGGCAATGTCATTCATCACTTCGGCCGGATCGCGCAGGTTACCCCCTGCATCCTTGGCCTTGATGCCCAGAAACTGTAGGGCCTGGGAAGCACCCTTGGTCTCATCGTCCACCCCGGCCAGCCCCTTGGAGAGCTTGGTCAGGCCTACGCCAATCTGCTCCATCGCCACGCCAGAAATGGTGGCCACCGGTGCAAAGCCGGACAGTGCCGTGGCACTTGCCCCGGTCTGCTCGGCCAGATCCTGAAGAGCGGCCACTGTTTCAAGCGTGTGGGCCACCAACTCCTTGAGCGCCCCCACCGACTCCACGCCGATGGCGATGGCAAAGGTGGTTTTAGCGACTTCGGCCACCTTCTCCAAGGAACCACGCATGGATTCGGCGTGGCGCTCCAACAGCAGCGCACTCTTGCCCAGGTCTTCGCGGAACTCGGCCGTTTCCGCTGCGAGTTTGATCACCAGGGAGCCGATATCAGCCATGTTGCTTGCCTACCTTGTGCGCGAACATGGCCTTGAACCGGGCCACATTGAGTTGTGTTTCGTCTTGAGGTTGGGTGGGTTGCGGTTTTTCGAGGAATGGCATGAAGTCCTCTGGCCGAAACGGCCCCGCATCCTTGGCCCGGTGGGCATTGGCAAAGGTGGAGGCCACCACACCGGACCTGTAATCGGCCCGGTAGTCCCCAAAGGGCTCGAGTTGGTAGTACGCCATCCACTCGGTCAACTCATCCGATCCCATCGATGCGAGCATCTCGCGCACCGGCAGGCCCAAAGCCAGCGCCAGCCGAAACACAAAGCGCCGCGAAGGATGGGCGATCAGGCGTTTTTTGCGGCGTCCACCTGATCAGCGCCAATGCCGTTCAGACGCTGGGACACGGCAAACACACGGTCCAGTGCCTTGGCGCTCTTGCCACCGAGCGCCGTGATGTCACCATCGCTGAAAAGACGGTTGCCCGTCTCATCGCACAAGGTGAGCGAGACCAGGCGGGCACGTACGTTCTCAAGGCGACCTTCCTTGCCAATCAAGCTGGCCTCAAAGGCATCACGGTCGGTACCGGTCATGGTGCGCACCTGCACCTCACCGCCCCACTCCGGGACTTGGACAGTTTCACGGGGCAGATCGTCGCTCTGCAGGATTTGTTCACGGGTCAACATGGATGTGTCTCTCTTTAAGCTTCGGTGATGTCGCCATCGATCTCGATGGTCACGGAGGCCTGCACGACCGCATCCACACCGCCTTGCACACTAAAGTGCGTGACATAGCCGTAGAAGGTCCAGGTGACAGGGTTGGTGTCGGTAAAAGTGATCTTGAACTGGCGGCGCACCCGGTTGGCACGGTCGGTTCTCAGGCCCTGATGCACCAGATCGTCGGGGTTGTAGTGCAGGGTCAGGGACAACTGCCCCTCGTCGCGCAGACCCACGCGCTTTTCCTTGGCGGTGGACGCCAGATTAGTGACGTCGATCACGGCGGCCTGCCCGCCAGGCCCCTGAAACGAGACCACGTTGGGGATGGTTTCAAAGGCAGTGGTCCCAAACCGTGCAATGGCAATGCCCTGCGCGGTGATTGCGGTGCTGCTCATGCAGATGCTCCTTGTTTCACGGTGAACCCACCGGCCGGTGGTAGGTGTAGTCCACGCTCACCCGGTACAGCCGGGCCTGATCTTCAAATTCACTGAGCCCCATGCGCACATCGGCGACGGTGCTCTTGTCCGCCAGCAGCGCAGTCAGGACCTGGTCTTGCAGGTGCAAGGCCTCCTGGTACGTTCTGGCGTAGGTGTCGACCTGCACGCGCACGCGCTGCAGGCCGTGCGGTCCATCGATGCCAAAGATGTGCTCCTGCACGATGGGCGTGTAGACGATGGTCGGGTACTGGGTGTTTTCTGCAGCGACAAGCGCGTAGACCTCACCCCCAGCCAGATCCTTGATGGCGTCAAAGAAATCCTGCACGGCTACTTCCTCTGCTGACCTCTGTATAGGTTCTTGGCTTCCAGCTCGATGCGCTCACTCAATTTGTCCTTCATGGCCTGCACCGCTTCGCGCCGCTTGGCTTCCAGGGCAGGCCTCAGGAATGGGCGTGCGCGCATTTTTCGGGTGCCAAACTCCACGAAACGCCAGTACCAGGCATCTTGCGAGAGGTTGCCCTTCTTGCCTTGCTTGCGGTACTTCTTGCCATGTCGCACCGTCACAAAGAAGGTCTGACGCGTGAGGCTGGAGAGCTCGGGGATCTGTTTCATGATCACCGAGCGCTTGAGCGTGCCCGGTGGCGGCTGATTCGGCCCCAGGACCTCGGCCGCTTTGGGCGCACGCATGCGGGCTTCATCGCGGATGACCTTGGCTCCGGCATAAACAGAGACGCGCAGGCCGTTTTTGGCTACCCGGTCAGGCAATTCGCGCAGGGCTTTGGCCAATTCAGCCAAGCCCTCGACCTTGAAGCGTTCATGCTTAGCCATCGTCCAGACCTTCGCTGGCCAGCAGGATGACCAGGACGCGCTTTTCGTCCTCGTTCAGGGCCGAGTGGATGTTGAAGATCCGCGACCTGTAGAGCACCCTATACTGGGCCACAAGCTGAGGGTTGTCAAAAATGCTCTGGTAGCGCACCGTGATCTGGTGCGTGAGTTCGGCCGAGATGCGGCTGGCGATCACGGCCTCCCGTCCGGACAAAGGCTGGATGTCTGCCCACACGGTAGCCACATCGATCCATGTCCGGCTGGGCGCACCCAGGCTGTCTTTAATGGTGCTGGGGCGCTGAATTTTGATGCGGCGGCCCAGCGTTCCGGCTCCAATCGGGTTCATAGAGGCCTCATATCAAAGGTACCTTGTAGGGATCGAGCAGGCCATCGATGAAGGGCAAGGGGTCAATGCGCCCTCGCGTCATCGATGCCACCTCCTCGCGGTGAACGTACAGAGAGCCCAGGCGCAGCTTGATCCATGTCTTGATGCCCTCGGGCACGGCCAAAGCGTCGCCATATCCGGCATCAAAGATCACGCTCACAGCCCCGATCTGAGGCAAGGCGATCGGCCAGATCTGCCCGAACACGGGAGTGATGCGGGCAGGCTCGCAGGCGCTGTCAACGGTGTAGTTCGCTGCTGGCATGACCTGCCAGCCACCCGCCATGTCCAGATAGCGGATTTCCAGCACCGACTGCACGGGCGATTTAGGCAGCAAAACAGCGTGCCCGGGCAGCGTGAACACCTGCCCTGCGGGCACGCCCATCAGGCTGGGTCCGGGAAAGCTGTCGAGCACAATCCGCCAGCGCGCTGTGACAAGTTGCCGATTGGTCAGCGTCTCGGCCGCCTGTCGGGCAGCCGAGATGAGGACCTGAATCAGGCTGTCGTCGTCATCGAAATCCACCCGCAGGTGGAGCTTGGCTTCGGCAAGCGAAACCGGCTCTCCTGCAGGCGGGGTGATCAACTGCATAGGCATGCATTGCTCCCCCCGATTTCTTAGACCACCTGGACCACAGCGGTCTGGTTATTGGCGTCGCCCGGCGCAAACCGGGGATTGACGCCAAGCACCTGGGCGGCCGTCAGACTGACGGCCACGCCTACGGTCACCGACAGGCGCACGAAGGCATAGCCGTTGGACACATCCAGGTCATCCGGGCGCAGGTTGATCAGCGCCTGCTTGGCCGAGCCACTGGCAGCCTGGGTGAGCTGCGTGATCGCCTTGCCCGTCAGATCCTTGGCACCGGTGCCCGAGGCATCCTGGGCCTGCTGGAGCTTGGCATCGAGCGTGGCGTTGGTGCCCAGAGCGCCGCTTTGAATGAGCGCTAGCAGGTTGTGGTGGTTACCGGCCGAGATCCAGCCGGTAGAGGTGGTGCCGACGGCCTGGCTGGCCGGGTCGATGGTGGCCAGAACCGAGAACAGCTCGCTGCCTTTTGCATTGGGAAACATGTGATTTCTCCTTGATGGTCAGGCGCCTGATCAGCGAGCGCCCAGTTGGACAAAGGGCGACATGGTTGTGCTGCCCTTGGCGGGGGTGATCGGCGCAGCGATCTTGGATTGACCGTCCATGCGGAACGTGGTGCGAAAAGCCGTGAGGTCCGCATCGAAGTACAGGTGCATGGAGGTTGCGGTTTGCATGCCACCCGCCTTGGTGATGGTCTGGTAGTACGACAGGTCCGCCAGGAGCACATCGCCCGCAGAGGAGAAGGTGTTGGCGTGCTGGGAGACGATCACCGGGCGGCCGAGCAGCGTGCCGTAGGGCGAGACCTGAATGCCACCCGGATTCATGCCGGTAGGCAGGTAGATCGGGTAGTTGCCCAGGGTCAGCGTGAAGAGCGCCGGGAGCACGTCGTTGTTAACGATCCAGACCGACTTGCCAAACGAGCCCGGGGGCAAGCGCGAGATCATCTTGGCCAGGTTTTGGGCCAACAGCGTCTGCGTGGCCTGACCTGATTCCTTGGCCACGGTCACCGTGGTGGCGTTGCTCATGCAACCCACCGGCAGGCCAGTGCCCGAGCCAAACAGGATCGACTCGTTGGTCTTCCAGCGAATGGAGGTGGCGATCTTGTCGGGGAGGTAGGTCGACAAGGCATTTGTGTCGTCCAGCAACTCGTCGGTCACCGGCACCAGGGCCATGAGCTTTTTGAGACGCAGCGTCGACAGGCCCAGCACCGGCTTGGTACCGATGGCAGAAGCCGCTTCACCTTGCCAGTAGGCACGGATGCCGTTGGTACCCCAGGGCGTGGTTTCGTCCTTGGGGAAGGCCATGGTGTTGCCCGTGATCTCCACGTTGTCGGTCATGGGCAGCAGGGAGTCTTCGCCCAAAGACAACTGGAAGATTTCTTGAGCGAACTGAGGCGGCACCAAAAAACCGCCGTCCTGGGCCGAGCCTTCATTGCCGAAGGTGGCAGGCGCCACTGCGTTTCGGCCCGAGCCGATCAGCAGACGCTCATCAATCGATGCACCAGGGTTTTGCGCCTGGCGCACGGTCTTGAGGAAGTCGCCCACGCTCTTGAAGCCGTGCTTGGGGTCAGCAGCGGCGTTATCCACCACCGTGATCACGGAGGCCGTGCTCAGTTGAGAGGGGTGGTTCATCTGCGCCTCTTCGGCAATAAGGGCAGCTTCACGGTCAATGGCGGCTGAAGTCGCTTCGATCTTGCCCTTGAGGACTTCGAAGGCTGCGACTTCTTCGTCGTTCATGTCGCGCTGCTCGGCGGCAGCGATGTCGGTCAGGGCGCGTGCGTCCTTGACCAGGGTGGCTTTGCGAGACTGAAGCTCGCGCAATTGCTTGCTCATTGGTTTATCTCCAGAAATGAAAAAGCCGCCTGGTCGAAATGACTCAAGGCGGCGACAGGGATCACGACCAACGGGTCGCAGGGGGGGCGCAGCCCTCAACGGAGGGCTGCAAGGGAAAGGGTTGAAATCAGACCAGCATCAAACCAGTGCAAGAGCGTCCCGCGCCTGTTTCAGGCGGGATTGGCTTTTCTGCGATTGGCTGCGAACGGCATTGCCTGTGACCTTGGCCTGCATGCGGGCCAGAACATCGTCAAAGGACGCGATGCCATCGACCATGCGCTGCGCCAGGGCAGCATCAGCGCCGAGCACACGGCCTTCGCCCATGCCGTTTCGGACATCGTCGATCGACACGCCCCGGCCGACAGCCACAGCCTGGATGAAGGCGTTGTAGTAGTCGTCCACACGAGACTGCATGAAGGCCTGGGCCTCCGGGTCCAGCGGCACATAAGGGTTGCCCTCGACCTTGAACTTGCCAGCCGAGACCAGGGTGGTTTTGACGCCCTCCTCTTCCAGCGCTTTCGAATAGTCGAAGTGCGCCTGCCACACGCCAATGGAGCCCACCTCACCACCAGGGGTGACGTAGAACTCACTGGCAGAGCAGCCAATCCAGTAAGCAGCAGAGGCAGCCAGGCTGTTGGCCACGGCCACCACGGGTTTCTGGGCCCGGGCCTTGACGATCTCCGAGGCCAGTTCGGCCACGCCATAAACGCTGCCGCCAGGACTATCGATGTCGATCAGGATCTGGCCCACCGTGTCGTCGGCCAGGACCTGGCGCAAGGCTGAGGTGAATTGCTGGGTGCTGGTGCTGCCGGGCCCGGAGATGTCATCGACCATGTTGCCCCGCTGGGTGACCACGCCATACAGAGGCAGCACGGCAATGCCAGAGCCCGCATTGGCCGCAGCCATCTGTTTGCGGGTATCGCGCAGCACCCGCTCCGACTGGATCTGGAACATGGCCTCATCAGTTGGAGGCTCGCCCGCCGACCAGCGGGTCAAGACCCCGGCCATGGCCTGCAGCCGCTCGGGCATCAGGGCCCAGGGAGTGGTCAAAAATTCGGAGATCAGAAGTTGTCTGTTCATTTGTCTATTCCTGTGTGAATGCCCAATTGAATGAGGGACCGGGACAGCGCCGGTTCATCCTCAAGTGATGGAGCCCCCTGCGCCCAGTCCTGCACGGCCGATAAAGGCAGGCTGAAGGTCTGGGCGATCAGGTTGATTTCGTTGGAGCCCAAAGCGCCTTTTTTGCAGATACGACGGGCCAGTCGCTGGGCGTTGGACTCAACCAACTTCTGCAGGCGCAAGCGCAATTGCTGGTCCGACTCGGGACTGGTATCAAGATCAGATGCGTCGGACTCTTTTTCCGCTTCCTCAGCGTCATCCTCTTCGACCATGTTCAGCGGCCGCAGCGGTTGATCGAGCCCTGTGATCGGGTTGAGGTTTTCTGAGATGCGGGCCTCGTTGCGCGTGAGCCAGCCGTTCTGGATGCCGCTTTGGTAGTAAGCCGAGCGGCTGGCCGCATCCCCTCGCATGAGGTTGGCAAAGTCAAACTCGATCTCGAGGGCATCTCCATCTGGGAGCAGATCCGCTTCAATGGATGCCTCCCAGCGCTCCGCCCAGGGCGTCATGGTGTGCATGACGAATTCCAGACTTTGCTGCTCGATGTTGGAGAATGTCGCCCGGTCCAGGTCTGCAATCATGTGTGGCGGCACTCTGAACAATCGGGCAATGTCTGTTATTTGGAACTTGCGCAGCTCCAGGAACTGGGCGTCCTTGTTCGTGACGCCCACCTCGTGAAACTTCATGCCGTTCTCAAGCACCAGGACCTTGCCCCGGTTCGAGCCAGACTGCGCCGTCTGGTAGGACTCCCGAAACACCCGCTTGGCCTCCGGGTCCTTGAAGGTGCCCGGGAACTCGATCCAGCCCCCCGTGGGTTTGGCATCGTTGGAGAAGAACCGAGCCCCGTAGTCCTGCGCGGCCAGGGCCATGCCCAGGCTTTCTCGCGAGAGCTCGATGGGGCTCAGGCCAATCAGCCCATCCGAGGACAGGCCTCTCAGATGCCAGACCTCCCCACGAGGCAGGACGATCTCTGAGCCAGCCTGATCCCGGATGCGGTATCGGTAGTCTCCAGTGGGGAGCAACTCCATGCGTACCCGGTCGGGGTGAATCGGGATCAGCTCGGTGATCTCTCCCCGGCTGTTGGCCAGAATCTGGCAAAAGGCGTTCCCCCTCAAGGCCAGATGACCCTGCAGCATTTCGCGCCACTCGAACGGGTTCTGGTAACGGTTGGGCCGTTTGCCCAGCAACCGGTAGAGCCAGTGGTCCGTCACCCGGTCCTTGCCGCCGTCCTTGCGGGGCCGATAGACCACCAGGGGGAGCGACGCCATGGTCTCCGAGAGGATGCGCACGCAGGCGTAGACCGCAGCCAGGCGCATGGCCGAATCGGCCGAGACACGCATGCCAGAGATGCTTCGAGCCGAGACCGGCTCGAAATAGAAGTCCCCCCAGGGTGAGCGATCACTCGTGGAGGCTCTGAAGCGGTCAAAGAAATTGAGAAGACCCATGACTTCAGAGCACCATCAACTCGTAGTCGGATCCCAGCACCACCGATTCACCCGGTTTGATCGCCCGTGAAAGAGCCATGATCAGTGCCACGATGCCGTCTATCTTGTTTTCTGGTCTTTCCTTCCTTGGATAGATGTTGTCTTTAACGTCCGTGTGGGCAACCACGTTGCTGGCCATCCAGGCGAGCACCGGGTCGCCGTCATGAACGAGCTTCTTTTGCAGGACCAAGGCCTCGAGGGTCTTCATCGGCTCGCTGAAGTTCAGCACCGTGGGGCGCACTTCGATCATGGGCAGCCCCTCGGACAACATGCGCGTGGACAGCTGCGTGGCCTGAAACGGATCAAAGGCCACGGCTTGCACAGAAAACCGCGACGAGATGTCCAGCAAATCGGCTTCGATCCAGCTGAAATCGATCACGTTGCCCGGCGTCACCGACAGGCGTCCTGTGTGGGCCCAGCCCTCGTATTGGCTGTTACCCGCCGCCTGGACCGTGTCCTCAGGCAGGTAGTACTTACCAAACACCGCATATGCGTCTGGTGTGTCAGGGTGCTCGAACACCATGACGAGCGCTGCAATGTCCGTCTTGCTGGCCAGGTCCAGACCGAGCCAGCAAGGCTGGCCCAGGAACTGATCGAGCTCAAGATCGGGGTTGGCACTGGCATCCCAGGACCGCATGTCCATCCAGGCCGTGTCTGCACTCACCCATTCGTTGAGGTGCTTGGTCTTGAAGTTATTGACCGCGCTGGGCAACTGCATGGCCTTGGCCTGCAGGGGCACCAGGATCTCCTCTCGCACCGAGATGCCCCAATTGGGGTTGGCTTTGATGAGCGAGTTCTTGGCGGCCCAGTCATCACCTTCATCGAGCCCATAGATGATCCCGAACTGGGAGTCGTCTTCGAACACCCGGTTGAGCAGCTTGGTGACAAAGCTTCGGACCTCGTAGCAGATGCCCGATCGGTTGCTGCCAGCCGTGGTGATCACCCACAGCAGTGAGTTGTCTCGCTTGCCGGTCCCGGTTTCCACCACGTCGTAGACCGTTCGGGTCTTGTGGGCGTGCAATTCGTCGATGCAGCCGAAGTGGATGTTCAAGCCGTCGAGCGTGGAGCCTTCTGCCGAGAGGGCTTCGAACTTGGAGCCGGTTTGCAAGACATGCATGTTGTGCGCTCCGACGTTCACAGCAAAACGGTTCCTGAAACCCGGGCTCAGGCGCGCCATGGTCTGGGCATCGCCAAAGACGATGCGTGCCTGATCGCGGGTCGTGGCCAGCGAATACACCTCAGCGCCGCCCTCGCGGTCGGCTGCCAGCATGTAAAGACCTACTGCCGAGGACAGGGTGGACTTGGCGTTGCCCCGTGGCACCTCGATGTAGGAGCGCCTGAAGCGGCGCTTGCCGTCCGATTTGACCCACCCGAAGACCGTGGACAGGATGAACACCTGCCAGGGCTCCAGAACGATCATCTTGCTGGCCAGTGGGCCTTTGACGTGAGGCAGCCGCTCAATGAAGGCGCACAGGTTGTCCGCTGGCCGGTAGGGCCTGCCATAGCGGTCCAGCAGTTCCGGGTTGAACTGGTACAGGCTGCTCTTGCGCTTGAAGCGGATCAGATCGTCGAGTTGGCGTTTGCAGGCTTTCTGGACCCACTCGCAGCTCAGGATCTCATGGGAGACAACGCGCTCGGCATATTGTTTGGCGCTTGCGGCGTATGTGCTCATGCTGTATCCCTTTGGGTCAACCCACGATGTCCTCCCAGAGATCGAGCTCCTCGCCCGGGCGTTCGTTTGGAATGGAGATGCGCGAGCGAGATGCCGGGGTGAATCCCATCTCGATCGCAGCTTTGGTCATGATTTGGGCCTGCTTGTTCGCAATGGCCAGGTAGGGCGACTGCATGGGCACGCCGCTGTGGGGCGCCTTGACCAGGAGCCCGGTCTTGCCGATGCCTGCCTGGGCCTGCCGGTACAGATCTGCCGCACAAGCCCAGATCTCCAGCACGGACATGTCCAGCTTGCGGATCAGCGTGGGCGGGGCGCATTCAAGCGCGTAGCGCCAGGCGGCTTTGGCACCCTCAGGCATGTAGTCCGGAGGCTCCACCAGCAAGCCCTCTGGGATGGGCTCGTGGTAGTTGGTCCGGCATGGCTGCAAGGTCCCTTTGATCTGCTTGACTTGAGTCGGCAGTGGCTTGCGTCCACCCATAAATCACCCGCTTGGTTTGATGTTCATCTGATGCACTGCCTTTGCTGCAGGCTTTGGGGGATACCCCCCCTTGTTCAATTTGCACGCACAAAAATTTGCGCAGGCCAACGCATCTTCGAAGGCAGTCTGTAGAGATTCATCCCCCCTACCCCCTCAGGACGGGGCCTGGTTTCGCAGGGATGCCGTCTCTGAGGCGGTCTTGGCGTTGTGACAGGGCACGCACAGGCTCTGCAGGTTCGCTCGCTCAAAGCGCTCACCACCTTCTTTGACTGGAACGATGTGGTCAACGACCTTGGCCGGTTGCAACAGCCCCTTGGCATGGCACCTGCAGCAAAGCGGGTTATCCCGTAACACTGCTGCACGCGTGTTGCGCCACCTGGCCGATTGATAAAACCCGAGCTCGGTGTCAAACCCTCTGCGCGCGCGGCCGTACTCACGGTGCACTTTGGACTGGTGATTGGTGCAGTACCCGGGCACGTTGAGCACCTGTGCGCAACCCGGGTATCGGCATGGAGTGGGCGCGCTTCGCGGCATCTCAATCGTCTTTCAAGGAATAAGCGACAGCTTCAAAAATTGACTTGGCTTCATCTTGAATCAGAGCGTCAATGCTCCACATCCAATCAACACAAGGAGAAGCGCATGAAATCAAGTCAAACCATCGATCAACTGTTCAATCGCATTGCCAATGAACACCTGTACATCGAAACCCTGGAGACCCAGCACAGAGACCGACTGGACTTCCACGAAGTGGCGGTGTGGGGCATCAAGTGCGCGCTGGCCGCTGCTTACGCAGAAGGGCTCGCAGAAGGAAAAAAAGCAAAAGCATCACGGAGCCAAACATGCAACTGACGAACACCCAACGCACGCTGCTCGAAGCAGCCGCCAAGCATCCACAAAAGAAACTGGCTGTCTTTCCAGACAACCTCAAAGGCGGTGCCCGCATCAAGGTACTGACCGCATTGCTCAACGCAAAACTGATTGCCACAAGCAGCACAGAACCGCAGGTGTACGAAGCCACGCAGGCGGGTCTGCAGGCGATCGGCATCACCCACCAATCCACAACACCAACACCAGTGCAAGCCCCACGCGCCACGCGAGGCGGCACCAAGCAAGCCGTTTTGATTGACCTGCTCAAACGCCCCGAAGGGGCAACGCTGCCGCAAATGACCGAGGCCACTGACTGGCAGGTTCACACAGTGAGAGGTGCGATGGCCGGAGCCCTCAAGAAGAAGCTGGGCCTTGTGATCACCTCAGAAAAGCAACCCGGCACCGACCGCATTTACCGCATCACCAACCAACCCGCCTGAAGCTCACATGAAACCCATCATCTTCACCATTGAGTCCAAGCCCATCACCATCCGTATTGATGGCCGCGAACTGCAAGTTCAAGAACTCGGCATTCCGTTGCCCTTTGGCAGGAAACCGACAGCCATCTCTGAAATCGCCGCTGTTGGTGCCGATGCAGTCTACGTGACCGACATCCGAGAGATGGAGCCCGAAGAGTTCGACGGTTTCACGATGAACCTGCACAAGAGCCGTGACTGGCTTAAGGGCAAGGGAGGCTATTACGGCGATGGCAGGCTGTGTGTCGCGGTACATGCGCCCGGTCGCCCCTACCTGTTCATCGACCCGTCTGGTGGCGACAACGTGCGCTATTTGGCCAGGCTTGGCTGATCAGTGGCAGTAAGGCAACTGGCTAAAAAAATTTGATGAATCGCTTTACTTCAACCCCAAGTAGAGCGTTCATAGAGCCATCGCAACAAGGACAAGCCAATGAACAGCAACACCACACCGACCACGCAAAACGAGGCATGGGGCTTTTGGGGAACGATGGGCGGTCACGCCAGCGTGGCCTGGCCGATTGCCATGCAACAAATCGCAGACATCACGGGTGAGCCACTTGAATCAGTCCGTGCATTTTTGGACAGCAAGCAAGGCAGGCAGGCACTTTGCAGATTCTGTTCAGGACGGCCTGGCCGGTGATCTTGAGATCAATGCGGCGGTCGCCCAAGCCATCGCCAAATGGATGGACTGGAAAATCAGCCGCATCACCGCACGGGAAACCGGCATCCCAAAGGGCCTGCCTTACCTGACCGGATTTGTGATTCACTGTGGCCTGGATGAGGTCTGTTACTGAACCACAGGCTCGCTGATTTTGGCTGAGCCTGCGTTGGCAAATGACACGCCATCATCTTCGCGCAGTGCCTGCTGACCGGTGTAGTCTTCCCATCGCTTGATGATCACATCCACGAACTTAGGATCGAGCTCAATGAGACGGGCGTGACGTCCGGTCTTTTCACTGGCGATCAGGGTGGTGCCAGAGCCGCCAAACAGATCCAGCACAATGTCCCGGCTCTTCGATGAATTCTTGATGGCCCGCTCGACCAGTTCGACCGGTTTCATGGTCGGGTGCAAATCATTGACTCGGGGCTTGTTGTAATTCCAGATGTCCGATTGGTCGCGGTCTCCGCACCAGAAGTGATCTGAGCCCTGTTTCCAGCCATACAGGATGGGTTCGTACTGACGCTGGTAATCGGCACGACCGAGCGTGAAAGTGTTCTTGGACCAGATGATGAACGTGGACCACTTACCGCCTGCCTTGAGCCAAGCCTTTTGCAGCGTATGCAGCTCTGATGAGCTCATGCACACGTAGCAGGCGCCCTTGGTGACCACAAGCAGGTTCAGACAGGCGTCGTAGAGGAACTGGAAGAACCCCTCACCCAGATCATCGTTCATGATGCGGCGGTCTTTGCCGCGCATCTTGTCCTTGGCGCTGTTGCCATAGTCCACGTTGTAGGGTGGATCGGTGAAGGCCATGTCGGCCAATTGGCCACCCATGAGGCGCTCCACATCCGACAAGACGGTGGAGTCACCACAAAGGAGGCGGTGGTTGCCAAGAATCCACAAATCCCCAGGTCTGGATACCGGGTCTACTGGTGCTTCTGGGATTGCATCATCTTCAGTCAAACCACCGCCTGATTCGTCCCCATTCAGAAGCTCTTCGAGCTCCTTGTCGGTGAAGCCCATCAGGTCAAGATCAAAGTCGGCCGCTTTGAGTTCGGCCAATTCAAGTTTCAGAAGTTCTTCGTCCCAACCCGCGTTCTCGGCCAGACGGTTGTCGGCCAGGATGTAGGCCTTCTTCTGTTCGGGCGTGAGGTGCCCGAGCTCAATAACTGGCACCTCCTTGAGCCCCAACTTGCGCGCCGCCATCAGACGGCCGTGACCCGCGATCAGGCCCTTGGCACCGTCCGTGAGGATCGGGTTGGTCCAACCGAACTCAGTGATAGAGGCCGCAATCTGGGCCACTTGGGCATCACTGTGGGTGCGGGCATTGCGTGCATAGGGGACGAGTGCGTCCACTGGGACCATGCGGATCTCAGGATGATTCATGGGGGTGACCGGTAAAATTGGACGCAAAACGAGAATGTCTTGCAGTGCAAATCAAAGTAATTCGCGGGGTTCTGGCCCGCAAAAGCCCGACTGAGGCCACAGCATCCGGAGCAGGCTTTACGCCGCTGGTTGCTGGGACCTACGAAGTGGGATCAGAAATCAACAGCCGTCTGGAAGTTCTCCGCGAGGGAAAACCAACTGTGTACCTACCGCTGGAAAAGCTGGCTCAGTACGAGGCCACTGGGGAAATCGAAGTTCATCGATAGGAGTCGGACATCATCAGTAGACGTCGATGACATCGACTGTCATTGACTCTTCCCCAACTGTTTTTCGACTGTTTCGGGGGAGTTCCGAGGTGTCATCGACTGTGCGCGACTGTCATCACTGTCTTTGCACTCGTTTGTCCACCGTAGATGAAAATGTAGCTGCAAATCGCCGAAATGTTGCAGCGTGTTTTGGCCCCAAAAACCGCGCATTCACGCTTAAATGTGAATAGCGCCGCGCATGACCGCCAAAACACGCTAATTTCCTCTCCAGATGACAGGGCTCACTTTTGAAGTGACTGAGCCTTCCGGTTGAGCAGATCTGCCACCACCTGCATATCCCGCTTCCAGCGTCTCCACGCCGTGGTGCGGTCACAGGCAAAGCGCTTGCTGATCTCCACCCAATCAAACCGCTTGGCCCGCATCCACACCAAGTGCCGCTCGTCGAGTTCAAGCATCTGCACCCAACGCATGACTTCGAGCATCCGCTCCACATCCTGAGGCGATGGTGGTGCCATGCGGTACACCTTGTGCGGATCCGGGTACGTGTCGCTTGGCAAAATCACGATGGGCCAGGTGCTGGCGTAACCCTGCACCGCAACACGAGGCAAGCGCCTTGCGGTTCTGGCCGCATCGACAAAGCGCTCAGCCACCGTTTCAACTGTCCAGACTTCAACCATGGCCACCTCCCTTTGGCTGACCATGGCTTTGGCCGTAGAGCCGTTCGCCAATGCTGCGAATGCGTTGGCGCTCCAGAAAGTCCAGGCGCTCGTCATCATGGGAGATGACCAGGATGTGTTGCTCGCGCCATCCCTGGCGCTTGGTGGCTTCGACATCCACAGGTGTGGGCTGCATGCGCCCAAGGGGCGATGGGTATCGTGCTGGAGGGATTTTCATACCTGCCCTCCAAACGAAATATTCCGATGCGCCGCTGGGAAGTCAGAACCGGCGCATGCCGGTTTTGACAATGAGACTGACGCTTTGGGCGCAATCAAACATCCATGACTCTTATCTATTTGCGCCTTTGCGCGTAGAGAACAAATGTTCAATAGAGTCAGTTGTGTCAGAGAACTGGCAATCAGTCCCGCTTTTGAAATCTTTTTCATTGGGTTTGTCTCTCAATCGTCGTTGTAGGGATAGGAGCGCGAAGGCAGCGAGGTAGGCTGTTTGAGGTCCAGGCCCTTGTAGCCACGCACCCCCATGGAGTTGCGCCACTTCTCCAGACGCCTGGTGAGCAAGGCATCCGAGAACCTGCGCTGGGTGCCCACGTACTCGCCACTGAGCTCGGCCCACTGCTTCCAGTCGTTGAAAAGCGTGGCCGTCAGAGCCTTGTGCTCTGGCCCTTGGTTGCAGCGCTCAGCAATCCACCGGCCCATGGCGTCTTCAGCTTCGAAGTACTCTTCGGTGGCCTCGGCCACGCTTTGAGGTTGCTTAAGCCCCTGCTTTTTCCATTGCAGACAGCCTTCGAGTGCCCAGGCCAAAATGCCATCGCGCTCGGCCAGAAGCTTCTCGGTCAGGAGCGGGTCACGTTTCTCTGGAGGAACCGTGATCGTGAAAGGGATCAGGTGCATGCGGCGGCGCATGGCCTCATCGATGTTGCGGATCGCTGGCTTGTGATTGCCTGCAATCAAGAGTTTGAACTGGGGCGCGTAGGTGAAAAAATCCTGGTGCATCAGCCGCGCCGTGATGTGGTCACCCCCTGTGATCGCCTTGATCTTGGACTCGTTCCAGCGCCTGCCCTGCTCGGTTTCAGTGGCCGAGACAAAGCGGGCACCACGCAGCTCTGCCAGATCTGTGGGGTGACGATCGGTGCGCGACTCCATGAAGGTGTCCATGGGGGCATTGGCCGCGTAATCGCCCAGCACCGTGGAGATCACGTTCACGAACACCGACTTGCCGTTCGCTCCTGTGCCATAAAGGAAAAAGAGTGCGTGCGTGCTCAAGTCTCCGGTCAGGCAATAGCCGACCACGCGTTGCAGGTACTCCTGCAGCTCCTCATCTCCACCGGTCACATTCACCAGAAAATTACGCCAGACTGGGCAATCGCCTTGAGGCGTGGCCGTGGTCACCTTGGTCATGCGGCGATCGCGGTCATGCGGCCCACGAGCGCCCGTGCGCAGGTCCACGATGCCGCCGGGTGTGTTGAGCAGCCAGGCATTGGCGTCCCACTCTTCCACCGTGGCGCTTTGCCGGGGGTCAGAGCGCACAATGCGCTCCAGGGCGGAGATCGTGGCGGCGCTGGCCATGCGGGATTTCATGCGCGGCTTGTCGGCAAACATGGCAGCGCTGCGACACACCGTGCGGCTCAAGTGCATGATGTACAGCTGCTTGTCCACGTTCCAACGCACACCATTCCAGACCAGCCACTTGGACCAAGGGGCGCAGTAACGCCAGTCAGCGGCGTATTGGTGCGAGAACGCCAATGCCAGCCCGTCTTCGGTGGAGTAGTCAATGCCCTCGATCGGCACGGCAATGTCCTGCGCTCCCAATTCACGCATCACAGGCACCCTCTCCCCAACGGCCAAAAATCCCGCAATGTCAAAACCATCCGTCAAAGCATCGGCCACATCCCAGCCATCGGGCTTTTCTGCGGGAGGCTGCAAAATGGCGCATGACTTGGCACCGGCCTGCAAAATGGCCTGCGAAGCACGATCGGCATACAGCCAGCCGGGCTTGTCCCGATCGGGCCAGATCAAGACATGCTTGCCCGAGAGCGGCGACCAGTCGGTTTTCTCGACAGGTGCATTGGCGCCGTGCATGGCCGTGGTGGCGCACACGCCGAATTCAAGCAGGGTTTGGGCGCACTTCTCCCCCTCGACCAGCACCACCTGATCGGCTTTGAGCATGCCAGGCTGGTTGTACAGCGGACGCGGCTCAGGTGGCGACATCCTGCGGCGAGCCACATCCCATGGCCTGAACTCCTTGCGACCTGACTCTGGGTCATGGCGGTACACCACCGCGATGAGCTTGCCGCTGGCATCCTGGTAGTCCCATTTGGCCGTGGCGGGACCGAGTTCATCGACCACTGGAGCTTTGGCCTGGCTTGTAGCCACCGCTGTGGATGGCATGGCCGAGACACGGCCAAGCCAATCCCGGGCTTTGTCCAGAACCTGTGGGAACTGGGCCTGAACATCGAGGCTGTAGTAGCGGGCGATCAGATCGAAGATGTCGCCACCTTCGTTCGTTGCGCGGTCGGTCCACAGGCCCGCCTTGGGGCCAGAGAGCAGCAGCTCCAGGCTGTCGCCCGGGCCACCCATCACATCGCCCACCAGGTATTTGTCCTGACGGCGTTTGCCTGAGGGCCAAATGTCCGGTGCCAGCAGGGCCAGCTGATCGTTCAGGGCCGAACGGATCTCGGCTTTTTCACGTACGGCATCGCTGGCACCTCCCGCTGCTTTGCGCGTGTTCGCGGTGGCTGCATCGTTGAAGTCAAGCATTCGACCCTCCCACTTCTGGCGCTGCATCTCGTTCTTTGAGCAACTTTTGGGCATAAGCGATCTGCCACTGGTGCAGCTCACCCAGCCGGAATCGGACCAGCCGATTGACGCAGTAGAACGGCAGCCCCAGTTCTTTGCGCTTTGCACACTTGGTGAAGTAGTACAGCGGCAAGTTCAGTGCCTTCGATGCACGCTTGGCTGTGAGCAACGGCTCATCGCTGAAGTCGTTATCGCCTGCGGCTTGCAGGCTCAATGGCGAAGCCAAGGATTCAGGTTTGTTCATGAAAAATTCATCCCTGCAGGTGATCTGCGTCACCCGCATTGGTTGGTAGAAGTTGGAGACCGCAGGACGCTGAGTCCTGCGGTGGAGTCAGGACAATCAACTCAAGGGTGATTGGTCCAGTTGCATGCGAACAGGTGGGTACTTGCTGCGCTCGTGTTCCTGCACCATGGCCTCGACATAGGTCGTGACCACGGCATTGATCAGCCGCAGGGCCTCTTGCTGGGTGTAGCTCGACAGAGGTCGGTCCATACCGATCTCACCGGCGGCTTCGCCCAGGGGCTTCAGGCATTGCTGCATGGCCGCCAGTTCTGCTTCGGTCGGATCAATCACACATTCCCCCGTTGGCAATCTGCCTTCGCGCTCGAGCGCACGAATCCCAACGGCGTACAGCCGGTGAAAACAGTCTTGGCAACGTCTTGAGCAAAAGATCCAGTCGATGGGATACCGCTTGGGGTGCCCCACCTTGAAGCGCAGATCCACGTGGCCGAAGCCCCTGGCTTGACGGGAACACACCCAGCATTTCATGCAACCTCGCCATCACTGCGCCCATGCTGGCCGACCCTGTACGTTGCCAGAGCGTGGGGGGTAGCTGGCACTGGGCTGGGAGGCTGGCACTGCCGATGCGGGAACCGCTGCCGCAGGAGCACCACCGGAGCCCCCACCCATGCCCCCATCACGCTGCAGCTTGGCTTGCATCAGGTCTGCGTACTCCTTGTGATCGGGCTCGATCACCAGTCGGATGATGTTGCGGTACTCGCCTTGGCCATCTTTTTCAATACCGATGCGCGCGGCAAATTCAGCACCATCAAGATCGCCGAAGCTTCGGATCTGGCGGGCACGCTGCGCCTCGGGGCTAGCGTCATCGGGGTGGATGTTGCGTGAGCTGTTGAGCACGGCCTTGATGAAGCTGCGCCCCATCTGCGCCCATGTCGGTCCCTTGTTAGAATGCAGACCGACATTGCTCCAGATCTTGCGTTTGGCAAACGGGCCTGTGAGCAGCACGAATTCGCAGGACAGGAACACTGCGCCGGTTTCATCTGAAGCCGTGGCATAGCCACCCGTCCAGCCCTTGCTGGCATCGTCATAGCCGCCGGGTTTAATGGCCATGCGCACCAGGGCTTGGGTGCCTTTGGGGATCAGGTTGAACTCGCCTTGCTGGGCATCGGCGTCATTGAAATCGCACCATGCCCCCGGAGCGCCGTGGGTCGAGGGTTGGCCATAGCTTGCGGCCTGGTTGTAGCTGTCGTGGTTCATTGAAGGTTTTCCTGTTGTGTGGGTTGCGTTCTGATTTGTCTGAGAGGCAGTCGGCTCAAAGCTGGACTTCGCCGACCCAGCGGATCTCGAAGGTGGGTTCGGTGATGAGTTCCTTGCGAGCGGGCTGGAATGCCGCGCGCAGCAGCGGGTGCCAGCGGGCGTAGTCCTGCTCACTCACAGAAAACTGGACTTGCATGAAGTCCTGCACCCGGTCACCGGCAACGACCATCCGTTCGGCGATCTGGGACAGGTGCTGCTGGTCCCAGACGATTTCTTTGGGGCTTGAGACATCGATCTGCAGGTCACCGTCGTCGATGCGGAACTTGGCGGCCTCCTCCTGGCCAAGGCTTTCGGCGTGACAGATCTTGTCGGCGTAGCGGATTTCCATGGCCCGGTTGATCCGGCCACGCATCTGCAGCGTCCAGTCATGGAGTTGCTGCACCGAGTTGCTGAAATGGGTCAACTGGTCTTTGGGCAGACGGCTGATCTGGCTCACGGAAAGGTCAGGCAGCGCCGCCTGTTTCAATTGCAGGTGATTCATGCCGCACCTACATTTCCGGCGATGCGCCTGGAGGTCGAGACATGCTGGACGCAGTTCTCGAAAGCGATCACGGCGTTCAAGGGGTAGCTCACCCGTTTGCCCAGCTTGAGATAGGTCGGCCCAGCGCCAGTCATGCGCCAGCGCTGTAGGGTTTTGGGGCTCATGGCCCATCGCGAAGCTAAATCACCCTCGGTCAGCACCAGCTGCTTGGGCATGGTGGATTCCGGGGAAGTGGCGCTCAGGAAAACTGGCGCCTCGAGTGCTGGTGTTGCAAGCAGCATTGGTAACTCCTTTCGAAGAGTTGGGGGACAACGCTGCTATTTCAGGAAATCAATAAAGAACTGTTAAGGAACTGAATAAAGAACTTTGGCGATATCTCCAGTTCTTTAATCCCGGCAAGACCTTTGCCCCGGGTAGCGCATTAGCCATAAATATTGACAATGAGCGAAAAACATCGATAATTTCTGACATGCGCACTTCTGAAATGATCAGGCAAGCCATCGCAGACCAGCCCCAAGGGGCGGTGTTCTCCAGTGCCCACTTCTTGTCGGCAGGAACGCGTGCAGCCGTTGACCAGGCGCTCTTTCGGTTGATGAAGGACGGGACGATCGTGCGGGTGGTCAGGGGGCTGTATGCCGCCGCTGGTCAACACGTGGATGCGCAAACGGTGGCCAGCGCCCTTGCGCGCAAGACAGGCGAGCGCGTGGGACTTGCACCCGCCGAAGGGTCAGGTGACGTGCTCGTGGTGCCCACCTCGGGCCTGTCACGCACCCTCAAGACTGCGGGGCACACTGTGCAGTTCCAACGCATGAGCCAAAGAAAAGTCCAGCTTGCTGCCAGCCCTAAGGGCAGGGTTTTACTTACGCTGTGGACCCAGGGCATGAAAAATCTCACGACACTGGAGATCCAACGCGCCACGGGTGACTGGCCAGAGGGCGAAATCGACAGCTACGCAGCGCTGATCCCGGCGTGGCTGCGCACCGCCATCCACCAAGCCAATGCGCCCCGCAAGTCCGTCAAAATCGGTTTGTCGGGTGCGTACGACTGGTCCAACCCGAACATCAGGGATGACGTGCTGATCGGCAAGGTGCTTGAGAAGCACAAATTCGAGGACGTGGTGCGGCTGTGTTTTTACTACGGTGTCCCCAAGGTCAAACGCGTGTTCAAGCGGCGTGCGTTTGAGCCCATGACCACAGCCAGTGTGACTCGGATGCTGGGCAACATCAGCAAAGGCCTGCGTGCCTCACAGGAGCACGCAAATGCATAAGCTCAAACTGGAATTCATGCCAGAGGCGACGCAAAAGAACTTCGCACGTCTTAAGGACGACCCCAGACTGACTGGTTTTACCCTGGTCGGTGGCACTGCATTGGCCTTGCAAATTGGGCACAGGATCAGCGAAGACCTGGACTTCAATATCTTTGGTCAGAAATTGCCCATCAGAGCCATCGATGGGCTTCTGGATGAGTTGGCTGCCGGTGGTGCCACGATTGAAAGCCTGATCACATCTGAACAAAAGCTGGGATTCAAAATCAATACGTCAGAGAACCTGGACCACTACATTCAGGACTACCTGATCGATGGTGCCAAGGTGACGTTTCATTCACGCAATGAAAGTGATCGGCCCAAGGCGCAAATTGACTTCCTGAAGTCAGCCCCAAAGGTGGTGGTTTTCAAGGGAGGATTTGATGTGCTGGGCGTCGATGGGCTTCTTGTCATGAAAAGCATCGTCGTCTATGACCGCGTGAAATCTCGGGACATCTACGATTTGATGGTCCTCACGAGAGATCATGACTACACCCTGGATGTCATCTTTGCTGCCATCGATACCTATCAGCCCATCAGAAACAAAGACCCCGAACACTTCAAGAGTGTGGTCACCGGCGTGATGCCGCTAGACAAAAGCGACGAGGGGTTTTCCAGCATCCATCTGAATGTGAAGATGGATGATATCTACAAGTACTTCAAAAAACTGATCAACGAATATGAGATAAGGGCCGTTCAACAGTTGCGACCATAAATGCGTATTCCGGCATTGCCGGCTAACCAGTCAAGCAACGTGGCCTGACAGATGGTGCACGTGGTCACCCCTGAGACAATTTCGGCGAGGATCAATCAGTGATAGTAAAGCGGCCCCTCAACGTATGGGATGAGCCAAGTTTGGCGCTTTTCATAGGCCTTGCCAGATTTTTACCTCGCTTAGCGAACATCAGCTGTGTAGCCAGGCAGGTTCTTCCGATAGTTGCGTATGAGTTCGACTACACGCTCGACGGAAATCAGATAGTCTTGTGCGGACTCGGGAGTTGGGATGACCTTCGCGTGCGCGACTTGATTTCGCAACTGCCGCAGGTTCGCTACCAAATGCTTTGTGCCGACTGGAAGTACGTCTGAGTCCATGATTGCGTGATAGACCTTGAGTTGATTCTCAAGTGGATCAACCACAACTCCAGTCTGCCGTCCAAGTTTATGAAGCTCTCCATCCAGTGTTGCCCAACCTTCAATGATCGTTGCTGTCGGCTCAGATCTTGCCGTTAACCACTTCACGCCTGTGTCCTCGGCGCTCAGTTTGGCTCCAGTTTTAGTCAACTCTGAAGTTTGTTGCTTCGAGGCCAGATCAACCGTACTTGCTAGCACCTGCTTTGTTGCTATCTCAAACTCCGCCTCCAATGGGCCAGCCTTCACCTTGCGTAGCAATGGAATCAGGTCAAGTAGCTTCTTGCGGAAGATTAGGCCAAGAAGAACACTTGCTACAGGCCATGCTAAAGAATCAACTAACTTACTGATGAACGTGAGCCAGTCCATGGTTCTCCAATTTTCCGACGGTGTGTGATACGAGGCCTAACATCGGAGATGAGCAACAGCCTATTGATCCGATTTTTTTAACTTTTCAACAGCAACTCCCCATGGAGACGCCACTGAAACAGTGAACTTCAAAGTACTGGATCAATAGTATGCGACAAAGCCGACCGATAGGACGTCCATTTCACTCGCCTTGCTAGATTTCATCAGCCCTCCGTTCTCTAAGGTCACCGACTCGGGTTGCTCGGATGAGCTTAACGATGTTCGGATTGGGTGACAACGCTTCTGCGATCTCAAAGGCGTTTCGCATCACAACGCTAACCGATATAACCCTTGACGGCGCTGACGAATTACCAGTTTTTCATATGCGTGCAACGGTCCCTCATACCGATGATCACCACGGTTGGATGCCTTCAACTTGAAAACATCTATCGGCCGCTCACTGGCGAGTCCAGCTTCTCTCATGAGGAACTCAGCAGACTGCGCCTGATTTTGATGTTTCCAGAGTGCCGAGAATAGATGCGCCTGTGCCTCGGTCAAATGAATGGGACCATGCGACCAGTCCGCCAGATGCACCCAGGCGAAGTCTTCACTGAACGGCCCATGGACAGCCACGCTCGGGATGCTGTCTTGCACGCTGTCAGTTTTTTCACCTTGGTCCGAATCGAGCAATCGCAATGCCAAACCATGCAGGGCAAACCTGTCTTCCAGATGCCACCACGTAGCTGTCTCGGCCAAAGGATCCAGTGGTTGTCGCACCAAAGGACGTGGCGTGATCACCCAGCTTTGGCGGCGCGGTTCGGGTCCATGGAAAATCCGCAGCCCGTGACGCTCCACCAAGTCAATACGGCGCGCAAGCACCACCGGCCGCTTCTTGTACCGACCAATGTCCCACACACCATCGACGATCTGAGTGGCCGTTGTGTGCGGCGAGATGTCCATTGCGCCATGCAGTTTTCGAATCAACCATTCGTCGTCCAGCCTCCAACTGCGCTGACTGGCAGGATCCAGCGCAAACGGTCCACAGTCCGGGCACTGCACCATGAGCCCATCGTCCGTCCTAAAGATCGGACCACGGTACAGGCCACAGAAAGCACAAGCGGCATCCCGGCTGTTGACCACGCCAGGCACAACGGCCTTCGTCTGCTTGAGAAGCTCCAGCGCAGAAATTTCTTCATCGTGCAGATTGCATTCCAAGGATGCGCTGCCCCGCACGAACATCAAAGCGGCCAAGCTGATAGCTTGTTGATTGTGTGTCAACTCCATTTACACCTCACTCAAACAAGCTGGTAGTCACGGTTTTCGATTGCGCCGGCTCTCGGTCGGGTTTGAGCATCTGCTGCGCCTTCAAGATGCCCAGCTGAACCAGGTAACCCTCCAACTGCGCACGCAGCTTCTCATCGAACTTGTGCAGGTTCAGTCGGCCCTTGCTGGTGATCTCCACACTGACCACCTGACAGCGGTTCTTGCCCTGCATCGGTGCCAGATAAAAGTTGAGCACTGCTGCCTGGATGGTCCAGCCACGTGCGAGCGGGTTTTCTGCTCCGAAGTAGTCCTGCAGCAGCTCCGTCACGCAGCGCTGATCACTGGACGCACTGGCCGCGCACTCCATCTTGAGCTGCCCGCAACCGCTGACCACCGTCACGCTCTTGACCTGCAACCCAACGAATCCATCATCAATGGCCTGCGGTATGTTCAGCCCCAAGCGCAACGTGGACAGGTTCAGGCGTGGCGTCTGGATACGCTGCGCATCGGCATCCACACCGAGCAAGTGCCTTGCAAACGCCTCACACAGCATGGCGTGGTACTTGGCTCCACCACGGATGATGGTGCGGGTCACACCGGTGGCCTGTGCGTATTCCAGCACCATGTGGATGTTCGGGCTGCCCACCCTACGTTGCAGCTGACTGCCCTCGAATTCCAGCTTGGCCGTGGCCAGGTCTTTGGCGTGGATGGAGACCAGCTGCGTACCGCGCGCCCGGTCCAACAAATTGACCACGCACACCTCGCCACATCCCAACTCCCGCTGGTAGAAGCCTTTGATGGCATCACCGAATGCAGCGATCGACTCCTCGTCACGCTTGATGGTCCCCTTGAGCCCCAAGTCGTGCTGCTGAGCTTGTTGACCGTGGTGGTCCAGGTATTCGATTTCCGCTGCGGCCTCGAACAACGCCGGGTGATGGACATACAGCCAGAAGGCCCGGTGAAGGTCGTTCTTGCAGGCGATGAGTCCCATCAACTCCGTTGGCCGGTCATGCGCGGCCTGAAACATGGCCTGCTTGCCCAATGGGTGAGCCAGCAGCGTACTGGCATGTAGCCCGGCCACGATACGGTCACGCATGGCGACATTCGGGTGCAGCTGAATCAAGCCAACCAGGCTCCTGGATGCATGGACCGAGTCATGCCAAATCCAGCCCTTGGGCAAAGGCAGGGTGTGGCGCTCGATGAAGGTTTTGAGGGTGTCGTCGACAGGCAGGTTCAGCAGTATGTCGGCATAGGTCTGAGGGCGGCTCATTTGTTGTCTCCTTTGTTGTTGTTTGTTTCGGCAATGAGGCGTCTCAACCCCCGATATGAAGATCTGGGGCTTGGGATGAGTTTTGCCGGATATATGGATAAATATACAGCTTTTTGGAAATCTGTCAAAACCGTCAATCCAGGCTGTCACTTTTCACCACATAGAGTCCATTTCGTTTTCGGCATATAGGAGCCACTCCGTTTTCGGCATATACGAGCCAGTGCGTTTTCGGCACTTACAGGCCAGCTGATTTTCGGCACATAGGAGCCA